GTAGCCGAACTTCTGCAGCTCGGCTAGGTAGTGCGTGATCGTTTTCTGGCTGTCCTCGATGTACCGGATCAGCCGCGTTTCCATGCCGATGAACTGCACGAACCAGATCGCCGTCTGGTCGCTCCAGCCGAGATCCCACACCGCATGCACCGGCTTAGCGGGGTCATACGCCACGCGCCCGATGCGGCCTTCGATGTCTGCGGCCTCGAGCTCGCGGGCGAAGATCGCGCCGTCCACGGTCTGCCGGCAGACGCCCTCCCAGACGGTCGCGTAGGCCGCAGGGTCGCGGGCTTTCAGCGAGTTTTTCTCGGCACGCAGCGTCTCAGGGAACCAAGGGTTGTCGGACCAGTTGATCTTCTGCACCACCGCGCCAGGCGGCGGGCTGACGACGAACCGCTGGTAGGTCTCGTCCTGCTCGAGCTCGGGGTTGAACGACACCCAGATTTCCGAGCCCTCTTTGCGGATGGTCGGGATCAGCACGTTCCAGCTCAGCCGGCTCACCGACTGCGCTTCCTCGACCCAACAGATGTCGACGCCCTCAAACGACTTGATGTTCGATATGTTGTTCTTGAGGCCGACGAAGAAGAACTCGCTACCGTTGCGCCCACGGATGCTGCTCTGCGTGATCTCGTAGAGACCCATCATGCCAAGCGCGTCGATCTGATCGACCAGCAGCTTGTGGACCGAGTCGCGGATGCTCGTCTGGAACTCCCGCGCGCACAGGATGCGCATCGGCGCCTGGGCGGCCTTGATCAGCAAGGCCCGAGCGATGCCCCAGGACTTTGCGCCGCCTCGCCCGCCATACAGCACGCGATAGCGCGACCGGGGCGGGTCGAACAGGCAGGACAGCTTTTCAGGGAAGACGGCTTGGGCTTCCATCGGCGACCTCGGGCGCGGCCGCCGGCGCGGCGCTGGGCGTCGAGCCTGGCCGGATGAACTCCACGCGGATGCCGGCCAGCAGGGGCGAGCCGTCCTCGTTGGCGACGGTCATGGCCTGCACGGACTTGCCATCCACGCGGTCAATGAGCTCCTTGATCGCCCACGCCTCGCCTTGCTCGGCCTTGCTCACCAGTTGCTCGGCGATCTGCCGCAGGCGATGCGGTTCCTGCGTGAGCACCAAGCGCAGCTTGTCATAGAACATGCGGCTTTTCGCCGCGTTCTGGTTGCCGATTTGTGCGCCACGCTCTGCCATTCGATTCCAAACGCAAATCCTTGCGCCGTTTACTTTTTCTTCGCCGGCTTCGCTGCTGCCGCCCGTTTCGTCGCGTAAGCGATGGCAACGGCCTGCTTCGGCGGCTTGCCGTGGGCAATTTCGGTCTTCACGTTCTTTTTGAACGCGGCTTCGGACTTCGACTTCACCAGCGGCATCTCGGTTCCTCTCAGCGTTTCTTGGCGGTCTTCGCCGACTCGCGGAACGCCTCGGCAGTCGGTGCGCCCTTGGTGCCAGGCTTGCGCATGCGCTCGGGCGTCTTGCCGGCAGCCTTCTGCGCTTCGATGCGCTCGCGCTTGGCGTGGATGTTGGCGTAGAGGCCGGGAGGGGTTTTCAGCGGCATGTCGACTCCGATGTTGGCTCTAGCGTGCAGTCAACACTTCCAACGCTTGAGCGCCGCTTTGGCGCGTTCGCCGTTCTCGGCCTTGGCCGCGACGGCACCCATACGGGCGCAGAAGCTGGCTTTGCGGCCCTTGTCGGCCTCGGTCTTGGGGTTCGGCGCTGGCGGCTTCAGGTTGCTGCCGGTTGCCGCGTTGTACTTGGCGCGGCCCTTGGCGGTCAGCCCAGCGCCTTGGCTGGCCGGCAGTTTCTCACCGCGACCGACGCTCAGGCTGACCGACTTCTTGGTCACGCCGCACCCTTCCAGAGCCCGAGGCCGGTGAGACATGCGGCGACCTCGGCATTGAACGCGGCCTGGTTCGACACCAAGCTGGCCCAGCTGGTGGCGCTGACGAGGCTGGCCGCCTGGACTGCGGCGGCTCGCTGAACCACGGGCGTTTTGCCGTAAAAACCGACCGTGCCAGCGGGCGAGGCGGTGGCGGCTGCGCCGATGATAGCGCCGTCGAGCTCGGGGTCGCTGTATGCGACGCCCACTGCAATGCTGTTGGTCATGGTGTGTTTCCTGCTGAGAAGGGGTTATCCCGCGCCGGGATTATGCTGCCTTAGCCTGCTCATTGTCGAATTCCACGACAGCGCAGACATCGGCCTCTTGGATGATCTGGTAATCCTGGCCGTCGAACCGCTGCGTCGGCCAGTTGAGGTAATCGCCGTTTCCGTACTTGACGAAATCGCCCACCTTGGCCTGCTCCACCAGCGGCCCCACGGCGACGATGGTGCCCTCGTTGAACGGCTCGCGGTTCACCACATGGATGATGTCGCTCAGGTGTCGAGCTCGAGGTTTGACCACGATGCGGTCGCGCAGAGGTCGGATCGGACAGGTCATGCTGGTTTGGTCTTTGGCGGCCTGCCGCGTCGTTTGGGCGGCGGCTCAGCCTGCGGAGTGGTCAGGCTCATGGTGGGGAGTTCGCTCGGGCGATACTCGCCGCACCAATCGGTGTGGTGCTTGGTCACGATCTGCGGATACCGCCGGCACTGGCCCAGCACAGGGTCTGGGGTCCACCATCGGCAGGAACCGCAGTTCATCGCAACGGCGCCGCAGTAGGTCAGCCAGGCTGGTGCGATTTGCGCCCGTGGACGTACTGCACGCCGCTGTGGCTGCCGCCCGCGAATCGGTTGTCGGGGCCGCAGCGGTCCATGACGCCCATGCCGACGCCGGCCTTGGTGGCGCCCTGACGCCCAGCGGTGGGCTGAGCGGGGATTTTGGCTTGGACGCCGTAGCCGGCGGGTTGCTGGTAGGGGTTGCCCTTGGATTTCATGGTGGTGCTCCTGGGAAGGCGTGGTCGATGCGCCGATATGGCGCGCGGTCAGTTGAGAAACCGCAGCTTGTAGAGCGTGGAATCGATGAGTGCTGCGATCTCATCGACCAGATTCTGCAGCTCAGTATCCTGCGGCAGATGCTCGCGGGATTCTGATACGAACGCCTGCATTTTTTTCAGATATTCAATCGGGTCACCCGCGCCAAACCGCAGTTTCTCGTGTGCCCCCATGTACGCCTCGGCCAGCGCATCGGTTTTCTCCACGATGCCATCGTAATACTCGCCCAGCGCGGTGTGCTTGGAGAAACTGTCGGTTTCCCAATGCATCAGGTGCGCATCGACGCTTGAGCGCAGCAGGAACATGACGAAGGTGGCGACGTCGTGGGTCATCGGAGGCGGCCAGCGGGCAGCGTAGTCGGGCTTATAGCACGGCCCAGCGCGGGGGTGCAAGAGGTGTTGCAAAAATGCACGATGCACGGATAAGTTAGCGCCCGCTTACGTTAGTGACCACTCAGGGACACCGGGACGCTAGGGACGCCACTTTCCTATATTACCCTTGCGTGTTCACGCTCGCGCATTCTTACGCGCTTCTTACGTGTCACTTGCCCTCTTTTTTATCATTTCATCTTCTTCTATATAAGTGTCCCTAGTGTCCCTACCGTCCCTTTTACGAGGGGAAAAGCACAGGGACACCGCAGGGACGTCAGGGACGGTTTCGGCTTCCCCACGGCTCTGGAGCCAGCAACGAGCGCCCACCGTTCGTTTTTCGGCTCATCCCGCCGTTGCGCTGCCGGATCAGATGCGCTGCGCGCGTGGCCTCCGCTTGCGAACAAGTGTCCCTGCCGAGTTCGATCAGAACCTCTGTTGCCGACCTCCACCGCCAGGCCGCAGGCGGTTCGTTCCAGCGAAGGCCAGACATGATGAGCTCCTCAATCGGATCGATGACCTCGTAGGACTTGTTGTTTTCCTCAAGCGTTTGGTGCTCCTCGGCCTGCAGCACCCACGGCTCGCCGGCCCGGTACAGCGTCAGCACCTCGGCCCACAGCTGCTGCATGTTGATGCCGTGGTCATACTCAAGGGATTTGCACTCGATAACCCAGAATCTTCGGTTTCCGGTCTGGTCGTGAAGAAACTCTTTCGGGTTGACGCTGGCGAAGAATACTGTCCTGCGTGCGAATTCAGACTCCCGCCTCGCGTATGCCCTGCGGAGAATATCTTTGTCCCGCGTCAGGAATGCCTTGAGCTGGGCAATATCTGATTTCCGAAACGTCGCGTCGAGCTCGCCCAGTTCAACGATCCAATGGCTGACGATCTGTTTCACGCTGTCGCGGTCGTCTGCCCTGAGCATCATCCCATCCTGCAGCACGTGGCGCAGTTCAGGCGGCACCAAGCGCTTGAACCATGCCGTCTTGCCCATGTACTGCGCGCCCTGGAACACCAGCACGCCGTGCGCCGACACGCCCTCAGGGTTGAACGCAGCGGCCACCGCCGAGATCAACCAGCGGCGCAGGATGGTGTTCTTGAGGTTCTCGTCGCCCTCAGCCGCCACGGTGTCGTAAAGGTCTTGCAGCCTGCTCTGGCCGTCCCAGGGCTGGCTTGTGATCCAGTTCGCCACGGGGTTGTACAGGTTCTGGTCGGCCATGTAGGTGACGTAATCGCCCACCTTGCCGGTCGGCATGCGCAGGCGCTCGCACCACGACATCAGCCACGCAAGCGAAGCGTTGGCGCGGTTGTCCAGCGAGAACGCTTGGTTCGGGATGAGAAGCTCCTCCTCCTTGCTGATCAC